TTCAAGCAAATGGATGGTACTTTCCAATGATTCAATCCGTTGACGCAAAACTAACAACTCATTGCGTAATTCAGTCAACTCTTTGTTTTGTGCTTCGGCAGTCGCCTGCCACATAGCCAGAACCGCTTGGGCTTGCTTGACTTGGAGCGAATCCGCCGTGAAGCGTCCTCTCGTCAGCCAAGCAATAGCACCGCCAACGATTGCGCTGACCGTGCCGATGATAGTGGTTTCCAGTAGGTTCACTACTTGTTGGGTTCGCCCTTTGATTTATCCAAAGCCATCCAACCTACTGATAATAGGGTCAATACCGAACCGATGATTTCGGTGAGTGTCGCAGGGTCAAGGATGCCTTTGGCGACAAGCGTGCCGCCGATGAAGGTGAGCAGGTGACGAAGCAGAGCGATGACGGCTGATTTCATAAATGGAAGTTTGGGTTGGTCGGGGTTACGGCGAAATAGGCGCATAATGGGAAATGTTTTTATTTGGAAGGTGTTGCAAATTCTTGGTAATCTGCGGTGTATTGTTCCTCCCACCCGCTGAACGAATGCACTCCAACGGGGGCGGGCCACACCACAAATGCGGCCAATGGTTCGGGGCAGGTGTCGTGGAATAGGATGTCCACGCAGACGGCCTTGTCTATCTCGCCAACCTGCACGGCGAAGTCCAGCGGTTGCAGTCCTTGCAGCACCTTGTCAGCGGTGGCCCCGTCGGGGAAGGCGAACTTGCGGAAGGTGGCCATCTTAGGGGGTTGTCAGCGTTGCGAGTTCGGCGTTGGTTAGGCGGGTGGTGTAGAGGGCGGCGGCACGGATGCGTCCATTAAATGCCTCCGTGTCCGAACCCGCACTTGCTGCGTACATTCTAAACTCCGTCAACCCTGCGGCATCGGGGACCCGAAGTGTACCGATAGCGGTTTGCACTCCGTTGACATAAGCGACGACACCGCTGGCTTGAGAGCCTCCTACCGCCGTGCCTGCTGCATCGTAACCGATAGCAACCTTGTAAAATGTTCCAAGTTGCAATGCCCCCGAAACAATGGTTAAAACCGTTGAGCCTCCATCATTTCTTGAAATAAAGGAAATACCCGTTGGGGAATCTGAAGGGGAAAAATTAATACCCATTCCTCTTGATGCGGCTTGCCTCAAGTAAATCGGCCCGCTCCTTGCCGTTGGCGTGCCAAGAAAGGCAAACTCACAATAAATAGTTCCAGCCGTCTGCCCGATGGACCCGCTGACCGCTCCGCTCACGGAGATGACATCTGCGCTTCGGCTTCCCGTGCCTGTGGTGGTGGGGATGACTGATGTGGCTACCGAACCCAACTCCATCTGCGGATAACCGATGCGGACGATAAAGTTGTAAGCCGTTCCGCTTACCAACCCAAAAGAGATGCGGGGCTGCACCCTTTGAGTTCCTGTCCCCGATAATGTTCTATTGAACGAAAATCGGTTCAAAGTGGATGTTAGCGTTAGGTCGGGGCTGTTACCCGATGCAACAAAAGTGCCAGTATTTGTTCGCTCCACGATGCTAAGGCGCAAACCTGTGTACGGGGCTGGTGCTGAAATTGACTTTAAAAAACAACTATTGGTCCACACTTGGCCAGTAGCCGCAACAGTTTGAGTGGGGGATTCAAAATTTATGAGGGCTTCTGTTGTGTTTGCAGTTCCGCTAAACCTTATGTCAATATACTGAACGCCATTTTCAGCACCAAGGGCAATAACGCTGCGGGTCAGTCCCGCCAAAGTTTCGCTCCAGTTTGTCGGCAAAGTTCCAGGTGTTCCCGTGACCGCATTCGTGTTTGAGTTGTTGCGGATTTCATTGGTCGCAGCGGGTTCTACCAAAAGCGCAGGACACCCCGTGACAAATCCGCTGACCGAATAGTCCAAGCGTGGGATGCCCGATGCAACGGATTCAATCGCTCCTGCCGAGTTCAGCCTCGTCGCAGTCGTGTTGCGGGTAACGGTGAAATCTCCCGCCCCCGTTGTCGCTGGGGCTACGGGTACAGGTATTTGCGAATACAACCGCCCCGTTTTGAATCGGGCGGGGACTATGAGTAGTGAAGGCGTGGGCATATTAGAAATTGAATATTACGGCAAATCGGGCTTGCAGGCAACCGTTGACGGCGGCTTCTGCCGCTGCTGCCCCGTCGGTCGTAGCACGGGCGTTGAAGGCAGCCCACGCAAGTTCTGCGGGGGTCTTGCCCATCACCATGGAGCGAGGGTAGCCGTAGCCGTAGCCTATCAGCATGGTTAGAGGAAGGTGTAACCGATGACGCTACCAACCGAAACCGTTACCGCCGTAATCTTGCCGCCGTTGCGACCGCAAATCACGATGCCTGCGGAGATGGATTTGGTCGAAAAGTTGTAAGCGGTCAGCAGGTTCTCGCTGCCTGTACCCGTTAGGGTGGTCATCGTTGCGGCTGAATTGACGACAAGAAAGTCGTAGTTCTTGCCCGTTGCGGCTGCACCTGAATCAATCAGTTCGCAAGTACCGCCCTGTCCGAGCATTTGTTGTAAGATTGGAGTTGGCATTTTGTTTGGGTTGCTTGTAAGGGTAAATGTATCTTATGAAGGAATTTCACAAACGGAGTGAGAGTACGGCAGTTGGAATGACAAGGTAGCCACCCACCCCGCCGTGCGGTCGTCACGGCTCTCTACAAACCTCGTCAAGGACACGCTGGTACTTAGCGTCCACTCTTGCGTCGGGTCGTTTGTAAGGGCTGAAATGAAGTCCTGTGCGATTTGTAGTTGGTCACTCAAAACCTCGTCTTCGTTATCCTGCCAACCGAGCGTCGGACTGCCCGAAACCACGCCGCCCATCGTGGCAATGGATTCCACTCGGTCAGAAAAATAGACACCCACAGTAAGAGCCAAACTGCCCAAGTCCGTACTCGCTGACTGAACATCCGCAAACACGAGCGGATAGACGATTCGCTCACGGCTTGGGGTGCGCAGGTTTATCGTGTTGTCGGTCCCGATTGCAAGCGGGTCGCCCGTCCCGAAGGAGTTGACCTGCGGGTGGGCATTTGCAAGCGCAAGGAGTGCTTGCTTGATTTTTATCCATGACATAAGCCTGTAATTTCAGAATATTTTTTGAGTGCGCTCCCATAGGTTTCAGCAGTTGGAGCAGTAAGGGTCATAGGGCCACGGGCGGTCAAGTCCAGCACCACGGCGCAGGGTCCGAGCATCCAAGGCCATCCCCGTGTTGTAATTGGTCCCGTTCGGGTAGATGGTGTCCAACGCCGATGGCGGGGAGTTGAATAGCGGGTAGTTCGCCTTCTGCTCCATGAGGTAGCGGGTAATCCTTTCGGAGTACCACTCCGCATCGTTCTTCACTTTGTCCGTCAAGCGGGTGATTTCGTCCATGCTCATTTGGCTGGATTCTTCGCTGGTTCTGCGGACCATTCCTTTGTTCATGTACTTAAAGGCAAGCACCATGGGCAACTCGTAGTAGAGCCATTGCACCATGGCGGGCTGGATGTAGTCCTCCAAGAGCGTCGTGTTCAAGGCCGTAGTCGTACCGCTCACAACTTGCGTCACCATTTCCGAGTACAGGGCCGAACCGACTATTGGTTGGATCCGCATCTCCTGCACTTTGACGATGGTGGGCCGTATCTGCGTGAACGATACATTCTCGTTGATTACGGAGTTGTCCAGCAGGGTTTGTTCGCTGATAAAGAGTGCCTTCATGCCTTTGTGATTTTATTGCCTTTGCGGATGACGAGTTGCTGCTCCCATACATGGCGGCATTGGGGGCGGTTCACTCCGCTGGCTGTGTGATACCAACCCCCACGGCGGTTCCAAACGGAGTAGCCCATGATGTTACTGATGCCGTTGATGTCGTCACGAGTGTAAACCTTGCCTTGGTCAGCGAGGTCCAGCATGACCTTGCAAAACTCACGGCTGGTCTTCTTATCCTTGTTGCTGAACCCTGCGGCCCAAGAGTATTTGTATCTCACCTCCAGCACGGGTTCGGCCACTTCCTTGATGTTTTTGGGCAAGCCCTGCTCGGCGATTTGGTCCACGGCCCTTGCGATGGGGTAACGGTCTTTTGTAATCAAGTACGCCACACGCTTGGCGACTTTCGCTTTGCTGACCCCGAACTCCTTGGCCATTTCTTCCACGCTTGCGTCCCGATTCTTCTTGCGGTAGGCTTCAATCTTTGAATCCAGTTCCTTTTCTTCCTCGCCAAGTTCAGCGAAGGCTTGACGCACTTGGTCGTCTAAGTCGGTGTCAAACCGCATTGGCTTGGAGTGCATGACAACATAGTCGTCGCTGCTACTCCCAAACTTGCTTGCGACCACCTCTAAGACCTTGAATTCTTCCTCGCCCCATCCGTAGTCCTCGTCGTCCTCCTCGCCCCATGTAGGCTCGCTGAACGCCTGCTCCTGCACACCGAGCAGGGTGTTGACTTCTTCGGCCGTCAACCCGAATCCAGCGGATAGCATCGTGCGGGCCATTTCAAGCGTGATTTTTTCTTGGGCATAGTGGCGGACGATTCGCATGAGGTTTTGGTACTCACGGCCCGATAGTTTCTTGATGTTGTCGTTGCCCATCATGGTGGGGGCTTGCGGAACCTCGTCGGGTTGGGGATTGGGGCCCACCACATCGGCGGGTTGCTTCTCCAACGCAGGGAGGCCCGCTTTTTCCCGCAGTTCTTCGGGGGTCATGATGGTCAGCAGGGTTTGCTCACTCAATCGCTCGGTAATGGGCTCCACGGGAATCAACTCCATCCCTTCCACGCCGTTGAACGAACCCAAATAGTTTATCATCCGTTCCACTTTCCGCACTCGGTCGTTCACATAAGTCGCTTTGAATAGTTCGTACGCCTCCACCAGTTCCTGCCGCCCTCCCAGTTGGCCTTCGGTCTTCACACCAAAGAGCATGGGGTTCACGACACGGTGCGAAATAAAGATTTCGGACTGGATGGCCTTGTTGAGAATTTCAAACTGCTTGTCCATATCGGACGGGGTGAGCGGTTCCAAGGTTGGAGCCTTGGATACATCGTCGTTGAAGGTCACAACAAAGCGGCCCGCATTGTCGGTCCCCGAAAACTTGCGTTTAATCTGCCGCTCAATGTCGCCTTGTTCTTCGGGTGTCGGGATGCCGTTGTTGAAGTTTATCAAGTACCCGCCCCAAAAGTTGTTCCGCAGGTTGTTGTTGTGGAAGTTGGCCACCTGCACATCGGCTTCTATCCACGCCAATCCCCCCATGTATTCGGGTAAAGGATAGGACTTCACGCCTGCAGCATAGACCCTGTAATAGAACAGTTGCTTGCCGATGCGGTTGTCTGCATCAAAGGCGGGGATTTTCTCTACATCGCCAATCTTGGGGTAGAGTTGAATCATGGCATCGTCGTACCAGTCAGCGACTTGGAACATCCGCTCGTCCTTGTCAACACGAATCTTTTCAAAGGGAATGTGTTCCATCTTGGCGATGGTTCCCATTTTGTTCCATGTCACCGCAACCGCAAACCCGTTAAATAGTTCCAAGTCAAGGACGAGTTTCTCGGTGATGTCGTTGAGGTCGTCATGCTCACTCAACCCGTCAAAAAACTTGGCGTAGCGGGCCTGCTGCTCAACCGTCATCTTCTCCCCAGGTTGCCATCCACCGCCCACGATATAGTTGACCTTCCCGTTGACGATAGCGTTGTGCTTTGAACTGCGGCGGTAGTTGTCCAGCAGATAGTAGGGGTACTCGTTCAACGCCCCATAAGTGATGTACTTGCCCGCTTTATTTTCAAGCATCACGGGGACCTTGTGTTCAATACCCAACCATTGGGTGAACGATTGTTTGACGCTGCTCATAGTGTATGTACGGTGAAGTTGAG